TCGGCGCAAAATGCGATTTTATCTGGCGGCTTATCTTGGGTGGATTGGTATTCGGACGGCATCATCGAGATTGATCGCCGGCACGCCGCGTCGGTGGTACGTACGGCTGTATCGCACACCGCAGCGGCGGCGCGGCAAGGGTTTTACGAGCGGAATGCCGACATCATCAAAGCCGACAAGTGGGTCAGTACGCTCGATTCGAGGACGAGCTCAGGCTGCCGGGTGCGGGACGGCTTGCAGTACCGACCTGTGACGCACGAGCCGATAGGTCACAAAGTGCCATGGGCTGCGGGGCCGGGCAGGCTGCACTGGTGCTGTCGATCGACATCAATCGCAGTCACGAAGAGCTTCCGCGAACTGGGCATCGACGTCGAGGAGATGTCACCGAGCACGCGCGCCACGATGGACGGCCAGGTGCCGGCGGACATGACCTACAGCCAGTGGCTGATGAAGCAGTCGGCAGCGAGGCAAGACGAGGTCGTTGGCCCAACGCGCGGTGCGCTGATGCGCTCGGGCGGGATGAAGTTCGACGAGTTGTATGACAGCCGCGGGCGATATCTCAGTTTGGACGAATTGCGCCGACGAGATGCAGCAGCATTCGAGCGTGCTGGGTTATGATCAGCGCATGTCCCGTTTGCGACTTGTCCCGCCGACCGAACCATCTGCCGCTGAGCAGGTGCGCCAGCGCGTGCGCCGGATGGCTCGGCCCGACGGTACGCTGCTGTGCAATCGCTGTGGCAGTCGGACAACTGTGACGGTGGTCACAGGGGCGGCAGTCAAGAACGGGCGGGTGCAGGGCGGCACCGTGCTGGCTCGCTACAAGTGCGCTGAGTGCTGGAAACGTGGGATTTTCAGCCCGATGCTGCCGGAACTGAAGCCCATCAAATAGGTGGACAAACGAGGAGGGTACGATGCTGCTGCTGACCGTTGAGGAAGTACTGGCAACACGGAGCGCGCCGAACGCGACAACCTTCGTGAGTTCCCGCGAGCGCATGGTCGCTTTTGCCACGCTACTGCCGCTTAACGACGCGTTGCAGCAGATCAAGGCCTATTCTGACGTCTACAAACAGAAGTACACCATGACCGCTCTCGATTTCCGCCTGATCAGCGTAGCGAACATCGGTGATGATGGCGACGAGAATTTGCTGCGAGATCTTGGCGTTGAGACGATCAATCGTAGCTTTGCGGCACGACTTGCCGACGCCTGAACAAGGGGCGAGCTGATCTCGCCCTAGTGTCTCCCGATCGGTCAACTGATCAACAACACCGAAGCCCGCCCTAGCGCGGGCTTCTCTTTTCTGGCCGCCACGGTTCGCTCTGGCGGCTTTTTCATGCCCACACGCAGGAAGGCAGAGGGCGCATCGCCGTGGAATCGGCAACGGCTTCGCGCCGGACGGCGCCGGGAATGTCGAGATCCCGGCGGCTACTGGTGGCGCGGCCGGGCTGATGCCGGCGGCCGACAAGGGCAAGCTCGATGGCATTGCCGCTGGCGCGACGGCCAACGCCACCGATGCGCAGTTGCGCGATCGCGCGACGCATACTGGTGCCCAGGCGATCGGCACCGTGACCGGCCTGCAGGGCGCGCTCGATGCGAAGGCATCGCTAAACAGCCCGGAGTTCGGTGGCACGCCGAAAGTGCCGACGGCCGGCGCCGGAACAAACACGACTCAGGCCGCGTCGACGGCGTTCGTGGTTGCGGAGATCGCAACACGCATTGCGCAACTCGTCGACTCTTCGCCGGCCGCGCTGGATACGCTGAACGAGCTGGCCGCAGCTCTTGGCGATGACCCGAACTTTGCGGCCACGATGTCGACGGCACTTGGTAACCGCCTGCGCGTCGATACGGCTGCGCAAGGCCTCAACGCGGCCCAGAAGACGAATGCGAAGACCAACCGGGATCTGCAGAACGTCCCGAACGTCGACAGCCAGAACGCTGGCAACCTGACCAGCGGCACGGTGGCCGATGCGCGGCTGCCGGACGCCCTGGGCACGAAGAGGATCACCAAGCTGCGGGAGACGGCCAGTACGCCAGCGATCAGTGGAGGCACGCTCACGATCGACTGCAATTCAGGCAACTGCTTCGCGGTCGACCTGACGGCCAACATCACGAACCTGGCCTTCACGAGCGTCCCGGCTACCGGCGAGCTGTACGTGGCCGGTATCGCCGGCACCTGCGGCAGGAAGCAAGATGCCGTGCGAGCGTGCGAGAGCGTGCAGGAGGTCCAGGCGTTGGTCGGGGAGATCGAGCAGGACTGGCCTGTGTAGAGCGGCTGGCCACGAAAAATGCCAGGCGCCTGGGAGGTAGGCCTGGCGCTCGGGATAATCAATGAGGGATTAGGGGGCCCGAGTACTTTCAATCTAAGCCACCAGAGCCGATTTATCTGTGACAGCAAGCACAACCGCCTTCAGGCGGTTTTTCTATGCCCGCTTCGCCATGAGCTGCCTCATCGGAGAAAAACTGCCGAGCGTCGAGGAGGGAGCGCCCGGCAGTTGGCTAAGCCCGGGGAGGAGTTGGGTTGCCGAATGCTTTTAGTCTAGGCCATCTCTACCGATAGGCCGTGTCCATAGCCGCTTCGAGTGGCCTTTTTTTCATGCCCGCCGCGCGCGGGTTTCTTCTTTTACGGGATAGACACATGCCGGAAGACGATAACCACATCAGCCGGGAGGCATTCGACGCCTTGGTCGGGCGGGTCAGCGCGCTCGAAGAGTCGATGACGGAGAACACGGAGATAACCAAGCGCGTCGAGGTGAACACCGAGGGCCTGGTCGAGATGTTCAACGCGCTGTCCGGGGGCTTCAAGGTGCTGGTCTGGATCGGCAAAGCGGCACGGCCGATCGGCTATATCGCTGCTTGTGCTGCAGGGGTGGTTGGCCTCTGGACGGCGCTCAAAGGTGGGGGGCACATCAAATGAACGGCAAACAGAAACTGATTGCGCTGGTCGGCGCGCCGGCGACCGCGCTGCTGCTCACCTATGTCCCGAAGTTCGAGGGCGTAATTCTGCGGGGGTACAAGGACCCCATCGGCATCGTGACTGCCTGCGCAGGTCACACGAAGACGGCGGTGCTCGGCCGGCCGTACACCCGTGAGGAATGCGAGCGGCTGCTCACGGAAGACCTGGTGGACGCAGCCGGGGTAGTCGCGCGTTGCATCACCGTGCCGCTGACACTTGGACAGCGGGCGGCACTGGCCTCGTTTGCCTACAACGTCGGGCCCGGCCGCGCTGGCGTGAAGGATGGTTTGTGCACGCTGAAGAACGGCAATCAGCCGCAGATCCGCCTGCGGTTCAACCGCGGTGACTATGCGGGTGGTTGCCGAGCGCTGACGGAAGGCTGGAACACGGCCGCTGGCCAGGTGATGCCCGGCCTAACCGGGCGCCGCATCACGGAGAGAGTGATATGCGAGGGGAGGCTGTCATGACGCCCGCTCTCTATGGCGCCGCCGGCGCGCTGGTGGCCGGCCTGCTGCTGGGCACCGGTGGCGCTGCCTCCTGGTACTCGCCGCGGCTGGAACTGGCCGGGCATGAGCTGAAGGAAGCTAGGGAGCAGCGGGATAGCGCCGTGCGGGCCAACAAGCAGTGCGCCAGCGACGTGGGCAAGGCGACCGACGCCGTGAGCGCGCTGAAGGCGGAAGCGACTGAGCGCGCCAGCAAGGCTGCTGCGGCGCTAGCCAAGGCCGAGGGCCGGGCCGCCGACCTCGCGCGCAGGCCGCCGGCCTGGCCCCCCGACCTGTGCGGCTCGCTGGATGAGCTGCTGACCGAGGCAATCAAGGAACGGAGGGCGAGGCGATGAGGCGAATTTTCGAAATTGCGAAACACCGCAAGTTTGCGGCGGCAGCGTCACTGGCGGTGCTGGCCGGCTGCGCCGCGTCCCCGCCGCAGGTGATTACGCAGACGCGGACGGTGGAGGTGCCGGTGGCCGTGCCTTGCAAGGTGCGGGAGGTCGCACGGCCGGACTGGGCACTGGATCAGGTTGACCCAGCGACGGATGTGTTCACGAAGGGGCGGGCGGGCGTTGGCGGAGGTGAAGCAGCGCGTGGCCTACGAGATCCGGCTGGAGGCGGCGGTGGCCGCGTGCCAGTAGCGCCCGTCCTCACTGGCCATTTGTAGTTGATTTTGTAAAATCTAACCGGGATATTCGCCGACGGGGCGCGCTTTTTCAACTGGAGCATTGCCATGCGAGCAATATTTGCCAGGGATTACACACGGCAACCCCTGATGGTTGTCGCCAGGGAATATGTCGTTGGCGATACACAGATTGAGCTCGGGGATCTAGTTACGGTCCGGCTGCTCGACCAAGACGTGACGTTCGGAATCCGTCTAAATGCCCGCGGAGACGGCCCGGAGTTGTGGCGAGGCACGATTTTCCACATTTGCCGAGGTGAGCAATCCATTGCTTGGGCGGAGGGCCTGGAGATTGACGATATTGTCGAGATTTCGCGGCCAGAGATTGCCGAGATCATCAAGCACAATGACGATTCCGGGTCTATCTCCCCTCCTGCGGTTTAGCCGCAGGGGAAAAAGCCCCCGACCCGGGATGGCCGGAGGCCCTGAAAGGCGGGGCGAGCCACAGCCCCACATAATCCATGCTGGACTATGGCCAGTAAGCTGCTTATTGGCCGTTGTACTAAACCGCTGACGCG